TGGTGGTGATCCTGGTCAGTACGTTCCATTTAGAAAGTACATTGCTGGATTTGGTGATGGTTCAGGTAGTGCAACTGCTTACATGACAAACGAAGATGCTTCTCTTTCCAACCGCATGATTGAAGATGTTCTTCAGCGTCAACAGGTTGGTGCAGGATTTAAACTTTATACAGACCGTGTATATAGCGGTGGAACTGTAAGTGACACTCTCAGTCGTTCAATTAGCTTTGATGCAACATTAACTTCTGCTTCTTTAGGTGTAACTCCTGATGATGCACAAGCAGTAACAGTTAATTTCCGTCCTGCTGGAGTACCAACATTCGATTTTAGTCGTTCATAATAAGAACGGAGCTGGAATGTTCCATAAACCCTGCTCTTTTGCAGGGTTTTTTATTGTTTATTACGCTAGAATAATTTCATATAATTTTTTACTATGTCAACAAGTCC